AAGTTGCAGGTATAGTAGGTATTATAGGTTACATCCTATTATCTAATACTGTAGCTAATATGCTTGCTAAGTTTGCCCAAAAAATGTCTAAAAAATATAACTGGGGTAAAGGTGAAGAGGCAGCAAAAAACATCTATAAATGGACTCATGATAATGAGAAAGCATTCCAGGCCCCCATTAGAAGAATAGTAGGGCTATTTACTAAGGATGAAAAGAAAAAACAACAAATCTCAGAAATCCTTTATGCTATTGTAATCCTATTAATGGCAGGGCAAGCAGGAGGAAATGCAGTTGGATACCTTAAAAAATCAAGCTATCTTAAAGCAGGATTATACAGTCTTAAATCTTTAGTTAAGGGTAAAGAAGTCCATGATATTTTTAGGAATGTACTCAGTGATATTGTATCATAATGCAACCCTACACAGATAACTTAAATATAAGAACATTTACAAAAGATGTAGACCCAATGTCGTTAATTTGGCATGAAGATCAAGAAGATAGAACAATTGAAGTTATAGAAGGAAATGGATGGAAATTCCAATTTGATGAAGAACTTCCATTTGAACTTACAGAAAATATTAGTTTTGACATCCCTCGTGGATATTTACATAGGATAATAAAAGGTAGCGAAAATTTAACAATAAAAATTATAAAAAAATGAACACTCAAGAGTTATTTGAACAAATCGATCACTTGTATGAAACATTCAAGTTGGAGCATGAAGGTAAATCTAAAGCATCTCACGGAAGAGCTCGTAAATGCTTAGGAGAAATTAAAAAATTAGTAACTGAATATCGTAAATCATCAGTAGCTGAAGATAAAAAATAAAAAAATATGTCCCATAAACTTACATCTAACTCCTCAGTAATATACAATGCTGAAAGACAACTTTCAGGGGTATTAGAAATTATACCCGAACAAATTACCTATCAAAATGATGGAGCAAGTTACCATAATGTAATGATTAATTGCCCTGTAAAAGACTCAGGAACCAACAATTATGTAGGAGGGTTAAATTACAATGTAACAGAGGATGCTTGGAATACTTTTTTCTCATCCTTAACACTTACATCCACAGATGAATTTGGTAAACAGGAAGAAGCAGCTTTAAAATATGTTTTAACTCAAATTGATGGTGATTGGGGATTAACTGAATCTGATTGGACTTATAGTGATATTTAATTTAGATTAAACTTATAGACTAGATTCATATCCTAGTCGACTTAATAAAAAAATAGAGAGATGTGGCCTCCATTAATTTGGGGGCCACATTTTTTGTTCGTATATTTAACCAACTTCAAAATTATAAATGGAAAAAATAGTAATCATAGGAGCAGGTGTAGCGGGAGTAAATGCTGCCACCAAATTAGTAGATAATGGATACGATGGTAATAAAATTACCATTATTGATATGGGTAAAAGCCCATATGAACGTCTCCCTGAAGAAGTAATGGAAGGATTCTTAGGAGCAGGTGGCTGGTCTGATGGCAAACTAACATATCATACAGCTATCGGAGGTCATATGGCTAAGTATTGTGGTGAAGACAAGGCAATGGAATTGTTTAATCAAGTAATTACAAACTTTAAACGTTTCCACCCTAAACCTGAGGAAGTTCAATGCTCAGATCCCCAAGCAGAACCCGATTTTATTAAACCTTATTTCGGCTTAAGATTATTCCCAGTATGGCACGTAGGTACAGATTATCTACACGAAATTGGTAAAAATTGGTATGACTTTTTAGTTAACAAGGGTGTTAAATTTATTTGGGAAACTAAGGTTACATCGATTGATTTTGATACTCAACAATTACACACTGATAAAAGCACAGAAGATAACGATTGGATAGGATATGATCGCCTAATATTCGCAGTGGGAAAGAGTGGTATTGATTTTGGTAAACAATTAGCAGATGACTATGAATTAACTACTGAGCCTAAACCTGTACAAATAGGTGTTAGATTTGAAGCTCCCCAACACCACTTCCAAAAACTAATCGATATTAGCTACGATTTCAAATTGTACCGCAAATTTGATAATGGTGTTTCGCTTCGTTCGTTTTGTACTAATAATAATGCTGCTTATGTAGCTGTTGAACAAACCTACGGGGATGTTAGCTATAACGGACATGCTAAAAAAGGTGAGGAACATAGAAATAACATGACTAACTTTGGAATTCTAATGGAAATCCCAGGTATTAAAGAACCCTTTGCTTGGTCACGAGAATTAGTAGAAACTATTAATCGAAATTGGATGGATTCCGATAAAGGTATTGGTAGATTTGCTCGTAAAGCACATTCCGGTTTATATTATTCACCATCCCGTGATAGAGGAGTAACTAGTGAGGGTAATAAAATTGATGCTATGTCTGTTACATCATTAGATGTAGTTAGAAAAGCATTTAAGGGTTACTATACCTACATTGATGACTTCATTGATGATCTGAAAAAAGTATTCCCGACATTAGGAGATGATTGGGGTGTTTATGTTCCCGAAGTAAAATATTTATCACCGGAACCTTTAGTTAATTACGATAATCTATCATTAAACGATTACCCAAATGTCCACTTTGTAGGAGACGCTCTCTCAGCTAGAGGCATCACAGTATCAGGAGCACAAGGGACTTATGTAGCAGAAAATATTTTAAAAAAAAATGGATCAAAATAACAAGTGGCCTAAGTCAAAAAAATTAAAAACCCCTGATGGAACTATAGTACATTACTGGGATGGTAAATTACACAATTGGGATGGTCCTGCTCTCATACGTGAGGGTGTTTACCGACAAAGGGAATATTATATTTATGGAGTCCTCCATACTGAAGATGAATGGAAGGAAGTTAAACGAGATAAGAATGGGGTACCTTGGTATAAGAACCCTTCAATGAGAGAATCAATCCGAAACGCAGGTTAAAATGAAAATAGGTTTTTGTGGGACCCAATCAGTAGGTAAAACAACGCTTGTAAAGGCGTTAAAAGAATTACCTGAATTTAAGGATTATAATTTTGCAACTGAACGTAGTAAATATCTTAATTCATTGGGAATACCATTGAATCATAAAACTACTATTGAGGGTCAAACTATATTTCTAGCAGAACGTGTTACGGAATTGATGCAAGAAAAAATTATCACTGATAGAACAATTATTGATGTGATGGCTTTTACTAAATGTGCTACTCATACTAGTTATATAGATGCGGACGCCTTTGAAACATATGCTAAACGCTTCCTTTACCAATATAATTACATATTTTACATTTCTCCTGATGGGTTAGATATTGAAGATAATGGAATTCGTGAAACTGATTCAAAATATAGAAATGAAATTGATGAAACTATTCAAAAACTTTTATTTAAACATCGCCCTGTCTTTTATACTATTAGTGGAACGACTGAAGAACGTATTGCTCAAATTTTAAAAACTATTAACTATTAATATTTATAATCATGGAATCTTGGAAAATATATGTTATTATAAACGTACTTTTTGTACTTTTGTTTACCTTTATTTATTTTAAAAATAAAAAAATAACTAAAGATCAAATAAAAACTAATAAAGAGGAAGTAAAAGTAGTAAAAGCTAAAATTCAAAAAGTAGAAGCACAAAAAGTAAAAACTGTAAAAGCTATTAAAAATCAAGAAGTTAAAACATCTGAAATAAAAGCTAAAGTTAAAGATACTACTGCTGCTAAAAAAACTACTGAAGACTTTAAAAAGAAGTATAGAAAAAAATCATGAAACAACTACTAACGTTATTATTATTAGGAATATCTAGTATTTGTTTTTCACAAGACACTCTTCAAATTCCCTCATCGGAACTTGAGGAGTTTTTCTTGGCCTTGGATACTTTACAATCCCAAGATTCAATTAAAACTATTTATATTTCAAATTTAGAGTCTGAAATTTTTCTACTTCAAAATTTAACTCAACAAGATAGTTTATTGTTAGCTTACAAAACTCAAGAAATTCAATTGCTAAATGATCAAATTGAATTGTATGATAAACGTTTAAATCAAGTAGATAAATGGTATAATAAACCTTGGATAGGGGTGGTAGGTACTATACTTTTTTTAAACGCTATAGATTACACACTTCCTAAATGAGTGATTTAAAAAAAATAATAAGACAGGAATATGTAAAATGTGCCCAAGATCCTATACACTTTATGAAAAAGTATTGTATGATCCAGCACCCACAAAGGGGTAGAATCCATTTCCATTTATACCCTTTCCAAGAAAAAGTCTTAAAATTATTTCAAGATAATCCCTATTCGATTATTTTAAAATCGCGTCAATTAGGCATTTCAACATTATCTGCGGGGTACTCGCTATGGGTGATGCTTTTCCATGAAGATAAGAATATTTTATGCATAGCCACCAAGCAAGAAACCGCTAAAAACATGGTTACGAAGGTTAAATTTATGTATGAAAATTTACCTTCATGGCTTAAAGTAGATTTTGAAGAAAATAATAAATTAACTCTTAGATTAACAAATGGATCCCAAATCAAAGCTACATCAGCCTCTAGTGATGCCGGTAGATCAGAAGCAGTTTCCCTTCTACTAATCGATGAGGCTGCTTTTATTGATAATATAGGAGAAATTTGGGCCTCAGCTCAACAAACACTTGCTACGGGTGGGGGTTGTATAGCTCTTTCAACACCTTATGGTACAGGTAATTGGTTTCACCAAACATGGGTAAGAGCTGAATCAAGCGAAAATGAATTTCTACCTATTAAATTACCTTGGTATGTTCACCCTGAACGTGATCAAGTATGGAGAGATAGACAAGATGAATTACTAGGGGATCCTAGAATGGCAGCACAAGAATGTGATTGCGATTTTAGCACCTCTGGAGATATTGTATTTTATGCTGAGTATATAGAATATATTGAAAAATCCACAATTAGGGAACCTTTAGAAAGGCGAGGAGTCGATCAAAACTTATGGATTTGGGAATCCGCCGACTACTCAAGACAATACTTAATCTCAGCAGACGTTGCAAGAGGAGATGGTAAAGACTACTCAGCATTTCATATTTTCGATATTGAATTAGCTACACAAGTAGGCGAGTATAGAGGTCAGGTAGGTACTAAAGACTTTGGCAATATTTTAGTAGCAATCGCTACCGAATACAATAATGCCCTACTTATAGTTGAAAATGCTAATATTGGATGGAGCACCATCCAAACTATTATTGAACGCAATTACCCTAACTTATACTATTCTCCCAAATCGGATAATATTAACATAGATTCCTACCTACAGAATTATGAAAATGATTCAAGTATGACAGCGGGTTTTACCATGTCAACTAGAACCCGCCCTATGGTAATAGGTAAATTTCAAGAATATGTAGCAGATAGAGGAGTAACAATTCAATCAAAACGTTTATTAGGAGAGATGAAAACGTTTATATGGAAACACGGCAGAGC